ATTCCGGTCAGCCCGCCGGGCGAGATCCTGTGGAATTTCGAGAAGTTCCTGCTGGCGCGCGACGGCGAGATCGTCGAACGCTTCGCCCCGGACGTCAGCGTGGACGACCCGCGCCTGATTGCCGCCGTCGAAGACGAACTGAACAAGCCGAATTAACGCACAAGGAGGTTCGACATGCTCAAAATCGCCGTACTGGTCGGCAGCCTGCGCAAGGAGTCGATCAACAAGCGCTACGCCCACGCGCTCGAAAAGCTGGCCGGGGACCGCTTCGCCTTCGACTATGTCGACATGGACCTGCCGCTGTACAATGACGACCTCTGGGCCGAACCGCCCGCCAAGGTCGTCGCCCTGAAGGACAAGATCGCGGCGGCGGACGGCGTGCTGATCGTCTCGCCGGAATACAACCGCTCCATGCCCGCCGTGACCAAGAACGCGCTCGACTGGGGCTCGCGCCCCTACGGCCAGAACGTCTGGGCCGGAAAACCCGTCGCCCTCACCGGCGCCTCGACCGGCAGCCAGGGCACGGCCGTCATGCAGTCGCAGGCGCGCTCCACGCTCCTCATTCTGGGCATGCGCGTCCTTGGGACGCCGGAGGTCTATCTCACCTTCAAACCGGACCTGCTGACCGAAACCGGCGCCGTCGCCAACGAAAGCACGGCGAAGTTCCTGACCGGCTTCCTGGACGTCTTCGCCCACTGGCTCGCGCCGGGTGGGGCCTGAAACGCAAAAAGCCTCCCGCGTGGGAGGCTATTTGCTTTGGTTGCGGGGGCCAGATTTGGTCGCTCCCCACACCCGCAGCAAATTAGCGAGCCGATGTACGAGCTACGCGCCGTCGCATAAGCCTATACCCCTCTGTTCATGTTCCATCGCCCCGGCCGACGACGTGCCGGCACCGCCGTGCGCTGCGCGTCGGCAACGCTGTGCGAGTTTCAAGGTCTGAAACGAGGCCAGAGAATGAAAATTTACCTCACGCCCAAAAGTCGGGGGGTGTCGTGGGAAACGTCTTACTTGAATTAGGTTGCTGATTTTACGGCGTTTTCCGTCTTACTTTCGTCTTACCGACGTCGGTAAGACATTTCCCATACCCCCCAGACCTTCGTGAATTTCATTCCGAAAATCCGATCTCTCAAACCCCAGCGATGCGCCCGAAAAAATGCCTCTCAGGCGCGTCATAATGCGTCACGTGTCTGACACGCCGAAATCCCTCCCAATAGCCGCCGCTGCAAGGCCCAGCGGAAAACGGAGATTTGCATCAAAAGCGATATGAGAAGCGGGCGGGCGAGGCGTGGGACGAGTTCGGCGCGCCGGGCTGAGGTCCGGCCCGGTCAACCGCCCAGCTTCGGCGCTATCGGCGTCGGCGCCGGCGAATGCGAAAAACCCCGGCAGGAGTGTCCTGCCTGGGCTGAAGATGGTTGGTTATGCCCACTCATCCGGGGGGGCAGGTGAGCCAGCAAGGCCGCTATGGCCAGTCTTACGTCTGCGCTCAGTTGCTGATAATCAGCTCGCGCACCTGCTGGCTATTCTTCATCCCGCCCACGGTGTAGCGCAGACCGACCTCCTCCATATCGAAGCCCGCGAATATTTCGCGCACGTCGGGATGATCGTTCAGGCTCAGGATGAACCGCCCGGCGATCCGGCGCAGTTGCCCGGCCATCGCCACGAACTGCGACCGGTCGAACAGGTCGCGGCCATAGTCGCCCTCGCACCCATAAGACGGCGGGTCGAGATAGAACAACGTCTCCGCCCGGTCATAGCGCCGGATGAATTCAGACCAATCCAGCCGCTCGATCGTCACGGCCGCCAGCCGCTCGTGCAGATCCTCCAGCATCGGCGCCACCTTCGTCAGGTCGAACCGCGCCGGTCGCCCCAGGCTGACGCCGAAATTGCGCCCGGCCACCTTGCCGCCGAAGGCCAGCCTTTGCAGGTAGAGGAACCGCGCCGACCGCTGCAAATCAGTCAGCGTGGCCGGATCCTGCGCGCTCAGCCGCTCGAACTCGGCTCGGCTGCTGATCTGGAATTTCAGGTGATCGAGGAAAGCCTGATAATGGTGCCGCACCACGCGGAAGAAGGTCGCCACGTCCTCGCTGAAATCGTTGATCACCTCGGCCTTCGGCCGGACGTCGCGGCGCAGGAAAACGCCGCCCATGCCGACGAACACCTCGGCATAGGTCGTGTGCGGCACGGCGGCGATGCGCGTGGCCAGCCGCCGCGCCAACGCCTTCTTGCCGCCGATATAGGGCGCGACGGGCCGCACGGGCGCGATGGGGGATAAATCAAAAGGCTCCATTGCCTCAACTCCGAAGGTTCGCTTAATGTTCCACTGCCTGCAAAGCACGGGGCGACGTTCGGAGACGGCGTCGCCCTACCCTGCCGGAGCCGCCGCGCTCCGGCCCACGTCATAAGGCCCGAACTGCACCGCCGTGACGCCCAGCCAGTCGTTCACCTCCAGCATCTGCGTCTGAAGGGCCTCGATTTCATTCAGAAAGAAGATCTCCGCGGCCTTTTGCACGTCGCCAAAACCGCCCGCCGTCTGCGGAACGACGCCGAGCAGTTGCGGCGGCACGCGGTGCGCCGCCAGCACATCATCCCGCGTCGTGTTCTTGATGCCGAGGAATTCATCCTTGGCGGCGACCTCGCTGATCGGGATGATCTGGACACCGTCCTTTTTACCGCCGGGGACGTGCAGGAACAGGTTTTTGAATGTCCCGACGCCCTTGGCCTCGCGGAGCTGCTGGCGGATATTGTCGACGTCCTGATTGTCCATCGTGGACTCCGAGACGTAAAACACGAAGCCGGCATGGGCGCCGTTGATGTAATAGCGCCGCCTGAACAAGGTCGCAGCCTCATTCAGGAACATCGACTGGAGCGCCGACAGATATTCCGGTACGCCGTACAGCTCCTGCGTCACGTCATGCTCGATCAACTGAAACACGCTGCCCGGCGCGAATTCATGGGGCGCGTAACGCCCCTGATCGTCGGTCAGAAAGAAATATTGCCCCGTCTTCAGCCCCCGGCGCGTCATCATCGCCAGGCTGTGATCCAGCCGCAGCGGCTGACCGAGGCGATTGTCGACGCGCTCCAGATAGGCGTTGCCCATCGCCAGATAGTCGAGCGCGAACTTGCCGAACTCCGCGCGGTTCAGCCACGGCGACGGCAGGAAGGTCTTGACCAGCAGGTTCTTCTTGATCGCGATGGCCGACCGGTGATGCGATGTGACGTTCAGCACCCGCGCCAGCGACCGCGGATTGATCGGCGGCTCGTACCACTGGCCGTTCGACCAGCATTCGACATAGTTCAGCAGGTCGCGCCGATCCAGCACGCCCTCGGCGTCCCCGAACGAAAAGACCTCGACGCCGGCGGCGCCGGACGCTTCGGAAGTCATTATGGTAAAAACTCCACGGTGGAACGCCGCTCGCCCGGCTGGGCGTCGAGCGGCTCGAAATAGAGGGCGTGCAACAGCGCCCAGGCAAGGTCCGCGTGGCCGATCTCCTCCGACCGGCGCGCGACGAAGGTGATCTGGCGCCGGCCCTTGGTCAGCTCAGGGTGAATGGCGATCAGCGACATGGCCAGATCGGTCCAGCCCGCGTCGAATTCGATGCGTCGCGCCTCGAAGACGCTTTTGGCCTTATGCACCATCAAGCTCTTTTCCACGGCGCTATACCTGATGCCTCTGGCGGTCGGGAACCACTTCACCACGGACTGCCAGACCGCCGCGCCGACGCCGGTGACATCGATGGCGATGCCGGTCACGCGGTACTTGCGCGTATAGTCGCGAATCTTCTCGGCCTGCGCCTGAAAGCCCAGCCCGCGCAGCTGCAGCTTTTCGATGACGCGGAACTTCCCCTTCGGCGTCGCGGGCGGCGCGACCACGACCAGGGCGGCGTTGTCGCCCTCGCTGCTCTCGTTCGGATCGTACCCGATCCACGTTTCCTGATCCCCCAGCGGCCGCGCCGCGAACGGCTTGTAGTCGCGCCAGACCTCCCAGCTATCGACCATGCAGGGCATGAGCAGCGCCATCGGGAAGCTTGAGGCGGAATCATCGACGAACTGGCAATCGAACAGATTGGCGAATTCATCGAGACTGTATTCAAAGCGCAGATCCTCGATGTCGATCAGGTCATAGCCGCTGTCGATGGCGTCTTGCAGCCGCACGATCTGACGCCAGACCCGGTCCGGCCCGCGCGCGCCGACCTTCAACGCCTTGTGGCTGATGTCGATCCGAACGCGCTCGCCCTTGCTCCGCCGCTTGTTGAAGCGCTCGCCGGACCATAGCCCATAGGCTTCGTGATTGATCGTCGACGGCGTCGAAAACAGCGTGATCGTGTAGCGCTTCTGGGTCGCCATCGCGCTGGCGACCTTGTAGAGCTGCTCGAAGCCGTAAATCCAGAAGCACTCGTCGATAATGACGTCGCCGTGATAGCCCTGCGCGGTGCGATAGTTGGTTCCGAGGAAATAGAGCGTCACCGGCTCCAGCCGGTTGCCCTCCGCGTCCTCGCCCCGGTCAATGACCAGCGGATCGCCCTTAAGCTTGACGCCGGTCACCGCCTGGACGAATTCGACGATGTAGTGGCGGAAGATATTGGCCTGCGCCCTACTGGCCGAGATGAAGATTTGATTGTTGCCGGTGATCAGCGCCCGAACGACGCGCTCACGGGCAAAATGATAGGTCGCGCCGATCTGCCGCGATTTGAGCAACATACGGATGCGCTCGTTCTGCGCGTCCCACCACGCGCGCTGAAAGGCATAGGAACCCTCCAACAACGCGGCTTCCAATTTGGCGCACGCTTCGCGGTCGAGCAGATTCGGGCGCGGCTTTTTCTTCGCGGCAGCGTTACGATTGCCGACCTTCTCATTGAGATCGCCCTCATGCCCGCCGGGCTGTTCATAGCGCCGGACGCGCGCGAACCGTTCGATCTGTCGTCCGATCAGGTCGATGTCCCGGACGTCCGCCCCGGATTTCTTCTCCTTCAACACCAGGCGCTGAAACTGGATTTCGAGGCAGTCTTCCATCCGCCGGATGCACGGCGCGTCGTCCCAGCCGTCACGATCCTTCCACGACTGCACCGTCGCCCGCTTAAGCCTCAGTTCCTCGGCCACATCTGTCACCGGCCAGCCCAGCCAGTAGAGCGACCGCGCCCGCCGTCGCGCATCAAACGGGGGCGCATCGCAAGGCACGGGCGCGGCGGGGATATCGTGGGTCATGGCGCCGGAGGTTACGCGGGCGAGCGAAAGCCTGAGATGTCCGCCGGTTGTCAAAGCGCCAATGACAACCGGCCCGGATTGCCATTGCGGCGCGCAACGCCACGGTTGGAGCCTCCAGTCCGAACAACCGTCAGGCGCCCAGCACCATGCCCAAGACCAACTTCGTCCGCGTCGCCACCTCCGGCCCGACCATCGACGGCCGCAATATCGATCCGGCCCAGCTCGAACAGATGGCCCAGACCTATGATCCGGTCACCTACACGGCCCGGATCAATCTGGAGCATTTCCGCGGCGTCACGGGCCAGCCGCCGTTTCAAACCGGCGGCGACGTCCTCGCGCTCAAGACAGAGCCGATCGAACTGAACGTCGGCGGCAAGACCGAGAAACGCATCGCCCTGCTGGCCGAACTGGACGTTAACGACGCCTTCGTCTCCCTGAACAAACAGGATCAGAAGGTTTTCTCCTCAGTCGAGATCCTGTCCAACTTCGCGGGCAGCGACAAAGCCTATCTGGCCGGCCTCGCCTTCACCGATTCGCCCGCCTCGCTCGGCACCGAGCGTCTGCATTTCACGTCCCACGCCAAGGCTTATAACAACCTCGTCTCCTCGCCCATCGAGACCCGGCTGGAATTCAGCGAGGCGTCGCAAGCCGAGGACGAAGCGGCGAAGGTTCGCGCCGGCATCGCGGACTTCTTCAAGAACCTGTTCGCGCCTGCGCCCGCCAAGCCGGAAACCCCCGCGGCCTTCACGCCGCCGGCGGCCGCAGCCGCACCTTCGGCGCCGACCGGCCAATTCGACGCCGCCGCCTTCGCCAAGTCCATCGCGGACGGCTTCGCCAAGGTCGCGGAAGTGATCGACGTTAACGAAAAGGCCAGCGCGGCGCGCATGGCGCAGATCGAGCAGAATTTCACGGCGCTGAAAACCCAGCTCGAAACCACACCCGCCTCCAATTACACGGCGCGGCCCCTCTCCACCGGCGCCAACGCCGCCCAACTGTCCGATTTTTAAGGAGCCACCGCTGTGCGTAACGAAACCCGCGCTCTCATCAACGCCTATATCGCCCATGTGGCGGGCATGAACGGCGTCACGGCCGATGACGTCAAAAACAACTTTACCGTGGTCCCCACGATTCAGCAGAAGCTGTGGACCAAGGTTCAGGAATCGAGCGCCTTTCTTGCCCTGGTCAATATAATCCTGGTCGAGGAAATGGCCGGATCTCTGGTCGGGATGGGCATCAACTCGACCATCGCCGGACGCACCAACACGGATACGACCGATCGCCTCGGCGCCGATCCCACCGATCTGGATGAGCGCGCCTATCAATTGGCGTTCACCGAATTCGACGTCGCGATTCCGTGGGCGAAGCTCGACCAATGGGCCAAGTTCCCGGATTTTCAGGTCCGTTGGGCGGCGCTGATCGCCCGCCGCATCGCGCTCGACCTGATCATGATGGGCTGGAACGGCGTCGCCGCGGCGCGGCCCACCGACCGCGCCACCAACCCGCTGCTTCAGGACGTCGCCATCGGCTGGCTCCAGAAGATGCGTGTCGAGAACGCCGCCCGCGTCATGACCGGCGGCGCGGCGGCGAACCACATCTACTATGGCGCCGGCGGCGACTATCTCAATCTCGACGCGCTCGTCTACGACGCCAAGAACACGCTCCTGCCGACCTGGGCGAAGGACGACACGGGCCTTGTCGCCATCTGCAACCAGTCCCTGCTGCACGACAAGTATTTCCCGCTCGTCAACAAAGATCAGGACGCGCAGAACACGCTAGCGACGGACGTGATCATGTCGACCAAGCGTCTGGGCGGCCTGCAGGCGATGGCGGTTCCCTTCTTCCCGGACGGCAAGATCTTCATCACCCGCCCGGACAATCTGTCGATCTATTCTCAGGACGGCAAGCATCGCCGCGCCATCGCGGACAACCCCAAGCGCTCGCGCCTGGAAGACTACCAATCCGACAATATCGACTTCGTCATCGAAGATCTCGATTACGGCTGCCTGATCGAGAACATCGAGGCGGCGCCCGCCGAAGACGAAGGCGGCGGCGCGTAACGCGCCGCCCCTGCCCCGCCATACCCCGCAGAGCAGAAGTACGGGCGGCGTCTCGCGTAACTGAGACGCCGCCATTTCTTAACGGAGAAACACATGGCTCTCAGCCCCGCCCAACGCCATCTGGCCCGCCATCGCGCCGCCGCCGTCGCCCTCGCCGCCGGTCTGGCGGCCGCTGATGCCATTGTCGCGCCCCCGCACCCCGACGAAGGCGAGGACGCCCAGACCTACCGCCTGCTGATGACGCAACTCATCGAGGACCGCCGCCGTCTCAGCGACATCGCCGCGACCGACAACAAGATCGCCGCCAAGCGCGAGATGATCGGCGCCTACGACGACTATGTCGACGCCGTCCTCGACGCCGCCCGTCAGACGGGCAAAGCCGTGCAGGACGAGATCGTGGTCACGGTCATGATCTGGTCGCTGGATCTCGAATTGTGGTCGCGCGCGCTGGATATCGCCGAGCATGTGTTCCGCTTCGGCCTGCAACTGCCGCAACGCTTCAAGCGCGACGCGCCGACCTTCGTCGTCGAGCAGATTGCCGAGGCGGCGCTGAAGGCCGCCAAGCTCGACGCCGATTTCGACCGCGACATCCTCTCGCGCATCCTGCTCATGGCGCAGCCCTACGACATCGTCGATATCGTGCAGGCCAAGCTGCGCAAGGCGATAGGCTTGCAACTCGTCCGCCTCGCCAACGGCGAAGCGGCGCAGGACGGCCCGGCGGGTCAAAACCGTCACGCCGTCGCCGCCGCGTTGGAAATGTTCGAAGCCGCCTACCGTCTCGATCCGAAGATCGGCGTGACCAAGGACATCGAGACCCTGAAGCGCCAGCTCAAGAAGATCGCCATCCCTGAATCCATCCCCGACCCCGTCCCGGCCGACGCCGGCCAGGACACCGCCAATTCCGAAACCGCCGCCGCCCAGCCGGGCGCCGGCTAAGAGCCGCCCCACGGCGCCAGGGGGGCGGATCGACGGCAGGCGTGATTTTCTCCCACGTCCCGCCGCCTGATCCTCACCCCCCTACCCGTTTTCTCCCCCTGACGTTTAGGAGGTCCGCATGGCCTTCGTCGCCAACCCGCCCGCCGACGACAGCATCGCAGACGCCACCGTCGCCTGCGGCCCGTTCTGGCCGGACATCGACCTCAACGACCTGCGCGCCAAGATGCGCGTCGGCGGAACGAGCATCCCGGCCGAACGCCTGCGCGAAGCCGCCGAAGCCGCCGCCCTGACCGCGCTCAACGACCTCACCGACTGGCAGGCGGCGCAGGTGTCCGCAGGCTACGCCACGCTGGCCGCCGTTCCCGCCCCGGCCATCGGCGGCGTCACGCGCCTGACGCTGGCATGGCGGCGCGCCGTCTACGCCTACGCC